TAAGTTCGTATTCATACCTTGTGCTTGTCCTTGACTATTTCCCTTAACCCATATTCCAGGAATGGAACACGTCGCGAACTTAGCGCGCTGCATCGAACTAAGTACTCGTGCTATGTGCTCAGGCCCACACCAGATGATTATGAAGCTGTTATCTGCAGCCAGTCGATAGCACTCATCTGTCAGTTTGTTTAGGAATGCTAAATAATCTACATTACTAATTTCTTTGTAGTCATGTTGAAGTGCGCCGTCGCTCTCACCATCAGCTCTCTGCTCTTGTAGATCAATTCCGTAGGGTGGATCACACTCTATAAATGAGAACTGATTTCCTTCTAGTGTATTATCGAAGAAATCACCTACTACATATGCACTGAGTGGATCATCAGGACTGGACATGCGACCAGATAGAACTGCATCCTTTCGTGCTTCTGCAACAGCAACTTTATTCGTCATTACATTAGCGAAGCGTGAGAGCTTCTTCATTGCTGCTGACTTATTCTTCTCCTTATCAAGTTCAAGTTCAGGTAAGAGACGCATAGCCTCAGCTAGTTTCATATCCTGAATAACTGTAGCATGACTGACACCAAGTTGACGTGCCGTATCACGAATAGAGTGGCCTGGTGCGTCTGCACTACGTGCCACTTTCTGGCCGTGAATTTGTACCAGTGTTAGATGTAAGCGCTCCTTCATCTTCACTTCTTCATCGTAGTTCAAATTAAGCCTGTCGAGATTCTCGAATAGCTCAACAGCTGCAAGTTCCAGTTCTGTCATTGGCTTGTTATATATACGACAGCTAATCTCTGTCCATTTAAGTGCAGTACATGCCAGGAATCGTCTACCTCCAGCAATCAGTTTGTATGGTGGTTCTCCATTAGGTGAGTACACAGCAATTGGGTGAATTAATCCGTACTTCTCGATAGAAGTCATAAAGTCCTGAATAATGCCGTAGGACTGACGACCACGTGATTCCATTGCCGCATCAATTTGCTCCATTGGTACGATGCGTAAAATTCCTAGATTGATAGTAGGCATTTACAAAAGCTCCTGTTGGCGCTTGGCCATTAAAGTGTAGTACAACTCTGCTAATTGTTTCTCACTTAGCTTAGCTATAGCAGATTCAGTTGGAACTTTAGACTTCTTTTCACGCACCGGCTTATCAGGTACGAAGTGACGGCGCTCACGTATAGATAGGATTAATTGAAGGCCTGTTTCTTCGTCTAATGAAGATAGGCTGGATATAGGTAGGTTATCTAAAGTAGCCATATTTATCCTCGCGGCCGTCTTTCCTTCGAGGCCTAGAGAGTGTACGTGCTTAGTGTCTCACTGTCAAGACTCACTACGTTCGGCCCCTAAGAAGGGGCAACTTGACAGATCGACAGTCGCACTTCCACGGGAGTTGGCCTCTTCGGAAGAAACGTCCTCCGGCCTGGAAGTAAGAGGCTTTCACTGGCGGAGTACCAGCGACGCACGTTGTGCTGCACCACACCAGTTCGGTTAAAACTTAACCTCAGCACTGTTCACCTGCTTGTCTCATGTAGTCCTGAACCATCCTCCTATAACTCACTTCACGACTCAGCATTGCTAGCACGAAGTAGGGCCCGAACTCATCTAGCATAACGATGGCATCGTCGACAATTACTGAAAACATTCGCTTGAGCATGCCGTGCTCGAGATGTAACTTCAGTTTATTGTACTGTTCATCAGATACCTCAAAGGTTACTCGATGTGTATAGGGCTTGTTCATAGCGTATCCTTACCACACGCGCCACAGAATACCTAGAATGATAGTTGCAATTATTCCTCGTACAACACGCGATTCAACTACGGAATGCTCAGCTATATTCTTGAGTACATATACTTCACTCTTTATTGTTAGTACCTCATTCGTAATTATACGTAGCTGATTATCATAGGCTGCAATAGCTTCAGCGGCTGCTCTTGCCTTAGATTCGCTAGAGCCAGCCTCGATTAGTGCATCATATATCTCCGCTAACATGAGTGCCAACTAATTGCTCCTTTCCGCAGTTTCGGTTAAAGTTCAACCGTACTGATTGGTCGATGCTACCAGGCCAGCACACTATTCTGTAGCCAACAAGAAGAGTTGCACCAGTGTACGGAACTTGAAGCACGTGCTGGCTCACGTGTGTAGGGAAAGTGGACGGGCTGCACCAACTCTTGTGAGTTACCGGCTGAACAACCCGTTTCCACTTCCTTACCTGAGTGACTTAGCGCGTGTCACGCGCAATCTATTGTTGTTTCAGGAATCTATTTACCTCATTAGAGTCACCGTACTTAGCATCGCTGCGTACACCTAAAATACTCCATCCTTCCTTACCTAGCCAATCGCTAGTGTCATTTGATGCTGTTTTGTCTATGCCGAACGCCTCACAGAAATCAGATAGAAACTGCTTCAGCATAGCAACACGCTTTGGTGGCATATTACCCTTAGGGAAATGGCACTGCCAATATACTTCCTTCACCTCAGGCTCATCAGCTACATCCATCCGTACTTGAAGCATGAGATCGTTATTACGGTCGGGCTTGGTGCTAACGTCGAGTATCCTCAACTTAGCCTCAGTACCAGCTGGCAGTATCTTTAGTTCTGGAATGTTGCCGAGATCATATTCACTGAAATCAATAATAGGCATTGTCTTTGCTCCGTTAATTACAGTTGATTTAGGTTCTTCAGCAACTTCACCTTTCATGAGTTGAGGTTCTGGGCCTTTGAAATCTGCATCAGTTGGATGCGCACTACGCTTGCGTGGCATTACTTTAGTCCTCTTTCTTGCTGTTCTTCAGCTCTATGAGTGTCTTATGAAGCCTATCTAAATCCTCCATAGGTACAAGTGCCCAAGAAAAATCAGCATGATAAGGTTGAACTTGATCTAACAGTCGCCTTGCATCGCTGTATAGCTTGCGTGTTAGGTTGTAGGTACGACGTTCTATTTCCATTACGGGCTCACTTTCTGTGCTTCTATTTCTGCCTCCATTTGTTCCTTATTCAGATCACGCACTTGTTTGGTTATCAAATTAAGTGCTTTGAAGTTACCATCTGGAAATGGTACATACATTACGTGATTTACAGTGCGCATAACACAGTAGTCATCTTCATCAGTTACGCGTACTTCTGGAAATACTAAGTGCTGCAGCTCACAGTACTTGTATACTTCTTCAGATGTTCGCAACTTTACTTTTGGCATATATTCTCCATCTATTTTCATGAAGCAGTATCCATAGTACACTACTTACTCCCAAACAAGCTAAGTTTGTCTTTAGTATCAAAACCGCACTTGGTTAGTATCTTCTTAATATCTGGTACCTCAAACGTGTCGAGTTTGCCTGCCGCAATGCTGCTACTAGCTATATACTTACCTGTACGTTGAGTGAGTATCTGATACTCAACTCCACTCGCTGTTTGCTTGGTGTGAGCTATCCACTTCTCTGTGAACAGCAATGGAATAATAGTTACTCCTTTCCCAGTGGTCATGTAGCGGTACTCGACACTACCTAGTACTTCGTCCTTGATTGGCTCAATGTGGCCAGTAATAATTACATCGCATGGCAATGCAAGTATACGCTTGAACCAATTATGGATGAGTACTTTTTGTGGTACGTAATCATGTGTGAAGCGTGGTGCCTGTCCTGTTAGGTTTGCTGCTTTGAGTATTGAGTTCATAATGGCCTCAGCAAACATTGTACTTGAATCAAGCATGTACGTACCGAAGTTCTCGAAGTACTTATCCTTCTCTCGCGCCTCAAAGTTCTTGCACCACTCGGCGAACATCTTGGGTACTTTAGGATCCTCATTCTCGTACTGTGTATCTACTACTATATCTCCTTTCAATATGTACTCACGCAGGCACAGTGTTCCACTAGGATCAAATGAATCTATATGTACAGGCTTACGTGCAGTACGTGCAATAAAAGTTTTTCCAGTTCCTGTTTCACCCATCAGCAATAAGTTGAATGAGTGTTGCTTTGGGTCTTCCTTGTACAAGTTACGTAATCGCTCAGCTTCGAGACGTGCATCAAGTGGCATTATTCAGATTCCTCTTCTATTTCCACTTCTATTGTACCTGTTCCATTACAGCGATCACAGTCATCTTGCTCACCTTCGTTGTCTTCAAAGTAACCAAAGCCCTCACATATTGGACAGCGCATTTTCTCTTTACTCATTAATTACCTTCCATTTGCAGCGTCATCACCACGCTGTTCTTGTAGCAATTTAACAACTACTTCTTGCAATACCAGTGTACGCGCGAGTATATCACGAAGTAATTGTATATTAGCTTCATGATTGGAAACTGCACGTTCGAGTAGAGCAATTCTATGCTCATGCTCCTCAAGTGGCGTCATTAGTTACTTGCTCCTTAGTTAAGTCAATGAACTGTTTAGCACCACTATCTACTCGAGGGTCCCACACTTCATGCCTGAAGCCCATTGGCACATCAGCACAACGGGTCAAAGGGTTTGACCAGGCTGTACAGAAGTCGAAGAATGCACACTTACGTCCAAAGTTAAAGCATGCCTTCTCGTTCATAGGAAAGCTGCGCATGGCAGGACTTTCAGTGTTCTCGGTTTCTGTAAGAAACCTCATGTCGTACTGTAATGAGTCGTACCAGTTAGTCTGGCTTGTGAGCCACGCCTGCATCTGACTCAAACTCTTCTCAACGATAGCTTCATCGAACTCGCTCGGCTTAGCTTTGTAGAAGAAGCTGCATCGTACACGTATACCGCCAACTGAATTGGGGCCGCCATCTCCACCACCAAATAAACAGTAGAGTACATGTAGATAGGTAAGCATCTGCGTGCTTAGTAACCACTGCTCTTGCCAGTTGCCCATCCTACGCTGCGATGTTTTGTGGTCAAGGCACACTACCTTATCATCACGTCTTCTTTGCAGTAATGCATCAATCTTGAAGAACATAGGACTATCAGGTGCTATAAGAACTGTGCCACCTATTTCAGTGCCAAGCACTAGGTACTCTTGAGCATCAGTCCTGAAGCGTTGTGCATACTGTACTAATGTCTTCATAGCATTAGCCGGGTCTTTTGGAGCAAATAAACCGTCGCTCTCATCGTCCAGCTTCATACGATACGAATTATAGAATAGGTAACATGCTTCCTCAACTGATTCCTTAGAATACTGGTGGTTGAGTAAGTGCTCAACTGCTAAATGCCAACAACCTCCAAAATGTAAGTGATTATTAGTATAGTCCTCTCGCCACTGCAATACATGCTCGTAGAAGTACTTACGTGGACAGGACATATATACTGACAACTTTGAGGGATCAATGACACTCCAGGTATCCTGCTCAGGAATTATGTCTAACAACTTCATCTAATTCTTTCTCCACTTGTTCAATTGAGTCTAACATAACTGTACGCTTTACGTATTTATCAGTAGCGGCGTCGAATAGTAATAGGTTCAACCTCCTGTGTTTGAGTGCAAAGATCACGCACACTATTGAGCACATGACTGACAGGCCTGTTATGACTATGTGGTCTTCTGGTTCACTGTCAGCCATACGTGGCAGGAACTCGCGCAGCATGTTACTGACAGCTGTTCGTCCTACTGGCTCGTTAGATAGGAATATAAGCTCACCATGTTGTGCAGCTGAATTCCAATCGTGAAAACCTTTAGCTACTACGTACACTTTCTTCACTTGTTCTCCTAGTTATACCATTTAAGTAACAACTCCTGCTCGTTTGGCCAGTAAAATATAGGCTTGTTTGCACGAGCAAAGTAATGGTACTCGTTTGTTGCCCCCTCACTTTGTTCCCAGCCAGGCAATAACAGCATCACATCACACTTGGCTAGAATCACTATGTCCATATTGTAGAAGAAAGCAGCTGGTACATCAGGTGCTAGATCATCGAAGTATGCACTATTCATGTGAGGACAGAAATAGTAGATGCCGCTACGAGCACACCACACAGCTGCATTAATTGCTGCATCAATGTTAGCACGCTTCTGCTTACTATCACTTGAAGTGTACGGACCAGCGATATATATGAGTTTATGTTGTGCCATTCTCAGCTTCTCCACCATCGTGGCGTTGTAGCAGTTGAATAATCAGTGCTTGACCTTCCTTGAGTTCGTAGATAACGCCATCCATCTTAACAATCAAAGCAGTTAAATACCTGATTATATTCTCGTGACTAGCTAACTGCGCATTGAAGTCTTCGTCCACTTACTGTTTCCTTTAGGGCTGGCCATAGTTAGCACCAGCCCGTGTTACGGTTAAACTTTAACCTTAGCGATCACGCCGCCTGCGTGCGTCAGCTGGATTGTACTCTGCTTGTGTATCAGCTGGAGTAGAATCACCATTTACGCCGGCTGTGATAGCAGCAATATCTTCTGCTGTTGGCTCAGCCTCAGGCTCAGGAGCAGGTGTAGGTACTGATTCACCACGCTTGGCAAAGCGCTCCTGAATAAGCCGCAGGATTTCTTCCTGACGCTCAGGAGTCCAATCATCGAAGTTCTCACTGATAACTTTGACAGGATCGACTGTCTTGACAGCAGATAAACCACTTACCTTCACACCAGGCTTCCAGCCACTCATATCGTTCTGGATACGCTCAGCTGTCAGGCCAGCAGAAAGCATCTTACGTGCGTTTGCCTGAGCAGCAATCGTGAGTGCGCGCTTAAACAATTCGTGCACATTATCAGCACCGTATGCGTTTACTGCTTCTTCTACAGTCTCAGAGAAATCGTAGGAGAATTCCATCTCAGGCTTGCCAGTGGTCTTTACGCTAACTTGTTCGGTCTTCATTGAATTACCTTTCTCGCGACAGTGTCACATAGTAGTTAGATGAATACAGTTTTCCAGCATCCTTCAGGAGTTAGATTATTGTTGCACCACCTTTCACTGTAAGAGAGTATATCAGATTCAAATCGCTTTGTCAAGTTTTATTTTGCTTACTTGTTAATTTTGAGTCGATAGATACTCCTTATATAGTTTAGCTCGCAGAACCAGCGCTTCATTAGCTGGGTCAAGGTACGTTAGGTCTTTATACTCAACCATTGTAAGTGAACCATTAAGAAACTGTGCTTCTTTACCATGTACGCTTAACGCTCGACGTGCATAGCATCCAGCACACAAGAACATCTTATCTAGAAAGTAGACTGGATTGCCACTACTAATGCAGTCGTGCTCCATTACCATCCTTTCAGCGCTTCATTTGTGCCTGGTGATCTTTGAGCATTTGCTCATACTGTACTTGAGTCTGGCGTAATGATACACTAATATCATGCATCGTGACAATCGCCTGAGCGGCAACTAAAATTAGTGCGCCAGAGAGCACTAAGTAAATTACTAACATAATGCGGTCCATGGTAGTAAGCATAAACTACTTTTTCAGCCTCGCTTCTATCATTGCCAGTACATTCTCGAGTTGATCTTCGCTAACTGCGTTGACAATAGTTACAGGATTATACTTCTCACGCGATGCACGTGTTGTGCGAGTCTTATTCACCTTAGTTACTTCTTTTTTAGGCTTCAGTGGCAGCTTGTATTCTCGTACTTGCCATGTCAGCGATCTTGCACCAACGAACTTCTGATAGGCGTGTAATTGCTCAATAGTATGCTGCTCTTTCAAATGAGGTATGTGACATGCCTGACAGCGTGAGGTGCCACAACAGGTAATTAGGTTAGTACTGTTTGTGCACTTGTGGCCGCCGTGCGCTACATACTTTATTGCTCGCTGTTCGGCTGGAGTTAATTGCTGCAGCATGGCTACCAGCTCGGCTTTCTGTTCTGGTGTCACTTAGTTCATCCTTTCAGTTTGGGCAGTCAACCAACTATACAGTAATTATATCACACTTTGGTTGAAATGTCAAGCTGCTTTGGAATTTTAAGCCGAGCCGCACAGTAATAATTGTGGTACTTACCGCGCGGCCCGAGCAAAGTGTTAGAGTTCAAACTCCTTAGATATTTCCTCCATTGTTTCGTAATCACGCCACAAGTAATCTACAAACTTACCACAGATACAGCTCACACGAATAGCAGCACTTGCACCAGGATAAATGGCACCTTTATCGTCAGTGTGTTTATCGAAGGATTCATCTGACACTTCAACTGACAGCTCGTGTTCTTCCTCATCTTCGTGCTCGGCAGCAAAATCAGCAATATCTAATTCCAGTTCGAATGGATACTCACCAAGTTCGCCGCTGCATTCAGCACAGATAAAAGTAATTACTACTTCGCCGAGCACATCAGTAACATCAATATCTACTTGTGAGGAGTAGAAATTACCCTCTAGCTTTAGTTCTGATTTGCAATTAGGACACTGCATAATAGATACTCCTTTAGTTAGTGTAACTTCTTGAGAATGCCAAGTGCTATCTCGCGCTCAGCTTCGTACTCTAAAATACGTTGAGGATCGCGTGACTCAGTAATTAACTTGGCTACTGATTCCAGTTCTGTGTTGAGTACGTTGATTAGATACTCGATTTC